CATAATGATCATCTAATAAATCATCTACAACAATCATTTGAACTTCGCCCTTGCCATGATTTCAGTAAGACAAGCTAGAGTATTGATTTCTTGGTCGGCGACAAAAGCTGATTTATATTGGTATTCACCCAATATAACAACAACATGGGGAATACTACTGCCATCCATATGATCATACAAAGTATCATAAATATTCCTGAACAAACGACTTGGATCATTGTCAAGATTGTTAACAACCCATTTGCGAACATTAGTAAACTCCTTCTGTTTCATGAAATTCATGAGTTCTTTAATATTATCATCAGATATATCTACAAGAATACCTGCGTCGATTTTTCCAGAAACAGAGTATCTTTGAAGTTCATTTACAACCCTACGCCAATCAGGAAAATGTCTATTAACAATTCCAGCAACTGCTGCAGCATCAAATTCAACATCTTCTTTTTTTAAGATATTTAGTGAACTTTTAAAAAAGTCACTTGCAAGTTGCTGTTTCTCTGATTTAGGAATTGAAAAATCATATGTTGGACATCTAGATATCAATGCTGGTATGATACGATTCACATAATTGCAGGTTAGAATAAACCCACAATTAGAACTGAACTCTTCAATAAACCCACGCAAAGCTGGTTGCGTGGATTGTGGATTAAGGTAGTCTGCCTCATCAAGAATGAGATATTTACGACCACCATGAAGAGACACAGTAGAAGCAAAGTTTTTGATTTTGGTTCGTAGAACATCAATACCAGATTCTTCTGAACCATTAATCATCATGTAAGTTAAATCTAATTCATTAAGAATTGCCTTTGCTGCTGTAGTCTTTCCGATTCCAGGCCCACCAGAAAATGTGACATTAGGTAGATTTCCTTCTGCCACAAATTCTTTAAAGGTGTTTTTAAGACTAGCCGGTAACACACAGTCTTCAAGATTCGTTGGACGATATTTCTCCACCCACAAAAATTCGTTCATAATATAAGTACCTTTTAAGAATCAGAGTTAAAATATGATTCAGGTTCAAGAGCAATAAAATATTCAATATCTACATTTGTGTTTTTAAAATGACTAATCCGTTTTGAGGAAATACTAACATCATAAGTTCCTGGCAGAAGTTTCAAATTTTCAACCTTAAACCAAAACTTGTAATCTCGTTCATCAGGTTCACCGACAACATCAATTGAATAAGCATTAGCAGTGTCATTCTTCTTATCAGTGACTCGCAAATTACCATTTTCTAATACCATATCAGGTGCACCAATAACTGCTGCAGCCTTCTGAACATTAGATAGAATATCACTGGAAAGAGAAAACTTAACTTCACACTCTGGCATTTGTATTTCTTTTGATACAGTAGTTACAACTGATGGGTCAGAGTACCAATATTTCAATTTACTATTTGAACCTTCATTGCTCATAACAACAAAATCATCTTTAAAATCCATTTCAGGTTTATCAAATAAAGACATACTAGAAAGGAATTCATTCAAATCATAGATTGCAACATCCCTTTTAAAATCTTCTGTAACAACAGATTTTGATACAATATTTTTCATGGCAGACATTGTTTGCAATGTATTACCGCACTTAATCAAAAGATTTTGATTGATTGTTGAATAGTTCTTCAACACTGATACTGTTTGATCACTTAGTTTCATTATATATTCTCATTAATTTAATTATAACCGGAAGCATAAGATTTAGTTGGTTTTGGCCAGTTGGTGGGTTGATTGGGATTATTTAATCTTTTTTTGTCATGTTTGTCTAATTCTTTATCATGATTGTATAGTGCCATTATACCATAGTGCACAACTTTCATCAAGTCTTTTCGGTCTTTACCATTCTTCTTTCCATATCGCTGAGCATATTTCATAATGTTACCAACACAAAAACCTTCTCCATGCCCACTATCCATGATAAACTCTGTGGATTGAAATTTGTTTTGACTGTAATGTTCGTTATAAGTGTTATCAATATAATCTTTTAAATCAGAGATAATTTTATCTTCATTATATTTATATTCAACTGGATATTTTTGTGTTAATTTCATTTTACACTTCACTTTAACATTCATTTTATTTTTTTCTTTGCGTCGTATAGTTTTGATTCACGATCAGACATATATTTTTTACGTTCTTCTTCGCTGTCGTTTACATTCCAATTCATGGCAATAGAACGACGTTCTCCTTCACCAAAGAAAGGCATAACTTGATGTTTTAACCATTGAGGAAATATTAACATAGTACCAACAACAGGTTTTATATAATCTTCTGTCTGTGGTCGCAATTGCATCAAATCACGCATAGTGTTAGTACCCCAACAAAGATGTGTCCAACCATCAACACCACCCGCAGCATTATGAATTTCAGGCACATCTGGACTGTCTTCAATACATTGTGGAACCTTCAACCATAAAAACCCAGACAATCCAGCCATAGTTCTTACACCATGATCGTGAAAGGGATTATAATCTCCGGCATATGCATGATTAGTCCAACACTGTATAACCTCACTTTGAGCATCACGTTCATGCCCTTTTTTGATATATGTTGTTCCAATCTGATTAAATACAATTTCAATTTCTTTACCAACATCAGTATCAAAAGGAAAATCTAATTGTGCAGAACGTTTATCTTGTTTTAGTTGACCAACCAAACCATCAGCAAAACTTTTACTATTGGGAATAATTACATCATCAATATGTTCATTCAATTCATTAATGATTTCTAATGGAAATTCAACTCTAAGAATATTAAAATTTAAAACAGGTCGCATTGCAATTTGCAAACCCATATTTTTTTCAGAAATTGGTTCTCCCACAATCTTAGCATATTCTGGTGTACCTGCTGGATAAGTATCACCACCCGCAGTTCTTACTTTTTTAACACCTTCTTCATTAATGAAGATTTCATAATCTTCTTCATCCATATCATCATTACTCATATTTTGTTCAGGTAAAATTGTTGATTCTAACATTTCATTATAATTATCGGTTGTGAATACTTTTTTTGCAGGAGTTAGTTGTTTAATTCCGTCATCAGTAATAGCATCCATACCAAAATCTGCAAGACTGGCATCTTTTATTTTCAATTTACTCATATTAAATCCTCATAAAATTGGGAGTGGCCCGAAGACCACTCCCTTTTCAAGTTACTCTGAAGTTGAAATCTCAATAATACGAGATTTTTTATTCTCTGGAACTTCACTTTCTAAATCAATGGTAAGCATACCATTTACAAGATTGACATTTTTAACAATAATATCATCAGCAATTGTAAATTTGCGATTAAATTTACGGCAGGAAATACCATGATAAATATCATCGGGAGATTTATCCTTTTCTTTTACTGAACGAACTGTAAGTGTACAATCCTCTAATTCAACCTCAATATCAGTTTTACCAAATCCAGCCACAGCCATTTCGATGACATAATTATAATCACCTCCTTTTCGGATGTTGTATGGTGGAAACCCAGTTGATGTCCGATTATTATCGGCATAAGTGTTGAGTTGATTGAAAATACGATCAAACCCAACAGCATAAGGGGTAAGTTGAGTGAAATTGTCAAATAGATTTAATGTTTTACTTGTAACCATTTTTTTTCTCCTATAATAAGCAAGATTGCTTTTGTATCCCATTACGGCAATACGATTAATTAATTTTGTTAGATTTAGGAGAACTAATTAAAAACTCCTATTAGAAACAACCCAATTCAAAATAATTCTAATTGGGTTGGAATTTTCTGATCATGTCTGTCAATGAAAATACTCCCCAACATATCTTTTAGCGCACCTAATACATTTTTAGCGTGCGCTCCTTCTGTTGTTCCAAGTTCCAATCCATAAACATACACTTCAAAGTATTTTTCCAAATGTTCATGATAAAATTTAGCTGTAGTTACTGATATTTCTAATGAATTTTTACCGTACAATAACGGCGTTCTTATATTTACAGACATCTTTTAACTCTCACTAAACTATATATATCATAACACATGTATATATATCCTGTCAAGTGGTTTTTGCAATAACTGTGTAATCAAGAGCAATTCTTTTTTTGTCTGTAAAAATATCAGTTGCTGCATGTTCTTTAAGTGGATCAAAAATAACAAATGTGCCGGGCACCATTTTGTGTGTCTCTCCATCATGCAAAAAATGACCACCATTTTCTTCTGGCCATTCTGCATGTAACAGACCCAATATTTTCATCACTTTCATATTCTCTGGTATATCATTTTCATGGTCAGTATGAATATTATCTTTTCTATGCATGTCTTTAATAGATGCACCACACCAAAGCATTGATGGTAAAAATACATCCAAATTATCTTTGAGTGATTTATTATAAATCATAAGAAGAATCATATGTGCCATTCCCTCAAGAAGTTTTGCTGAAGGAATATCACTACCATCATATATGGTTAGTTTAGGATGTTTTTTCTCAAAGGATGCTCCCTTTGGATAAGAATAACTCCATCGTTCTTCGTTCTGAACTTTTGTTTTCATATACTCCAAAATCATTGGAGGCACTGCATTTTCAATTCTAATAACCATTATGCATTTCCATATTTTCTTAACATTTTTTTAATGTCATTGGAAAGTTTTTTCTTTGCTCTTTTAAGCACAAGAGGACTTGCCTTATCTGTAAAATCAATACCATCCACATGGTCATATTCATGTTGAAATATTCTTGATTCTAAACCGTCAAATCCTTGTGATATAGTATTTTCATTAACATCTTCGTATGTAACTTTTATTGATACTGGACGACGAATTTTAAGATATAAATTAGGATAAGATAAACAACCCTCTTCTTCAAGAGAAGTTTCTTCACTAACCCATATTATTTCTGGATTAAAACAAATTGTTTTAACTTTTTTATTTTCACCACTACACATTGCAAAAACACGCTGCATAACACCACATTGAATTGCAGCTAAACCAAATGCATTATGTCTATTCATTGTTTCAATTAAATTATTTTTTAATGTAAGTCTATCAACCCCTTCTTCAATAGGATCTAATTTAATTTTTAATTTTGGATCACTACTATCCAAAAGTTTATATGTTGCCACCATTTAATCCTTTTTATCTTCACCTAACAAAATATTATTTTCGTTAGCAATCATTTCTTCTTTAATATCATATATTGTTTCGTGTTTTATCATATTAATGATAGTATTAGTCAACGATACTTCTTGTTTAAGATATCCAATTTTACGTTCTAACTCAGACAACTCTTTAAGGTAATAATCGAGTTCTTGTTCTTTACGCAACTTTTGTTCAATAAAATCGCTCATTAGTATAATGCGTTGTTCTTCGCTCATCATATTAATTCTTATTCATTTTCCATTTTAATGAACACACTGGCCCACAAAATGGTAACTGTTTATCACTACCCTTAACAAAGAATTTTTCTTCATACCAATATTTTATATCTGTAACTATAACTTTATTACAACATTCGCAAATCAACTATCTATTCCTATTTTTCTATACTACTAAAGTTCCTTATCTTCTCAAATTTGATTGTGTTTCTAAATTTATCAGCAAGTGCATCTTGCTTGTGACTAATTACAAAAACATTCTCATCTCCTAAAGTATTTAGAATCTTTAAAAATTCATCTGTTCCTGTACCATCCAATGAGCTATCAAATATTTCATCCAGAATAAGAAGATTGGTATTAGTACTGTTTTTCATTTTTGCAATTGCTCTCCATGTAAATAATAGTGCAAGGTCAATACGCATCTTCTCACCTTCACTAAATGACGAATAAGAAAAATCATCTCTATAGCGAGATTTAATAGTTTCTTCAAAATTTTCATCTAAAGTAAAGTTAACATAAAACTCCATAGAAGTCAAGTATGTATTTATTAATTTATTCATAATTGGTAAATACTGTTTAATAATTTTTGTCTTAATACCAGTATCTTGTAACATATTTTTTGAAGCTTCTGCGTATGTTTTATCTTCTCTTAGTTTTGATTTCATATCAACAAAAGATTGCATTTGTTCTTTTAAATTATTTAAATTAGTGTAATCAGTATTCTCAATATGCCCCATGTTTAGATTTTTAGTTTCTGTTTGCAAAGTACTATTAAATTTTTCTAACTGAACAATAGAACTATTTTCTTTTGCAATTTCTATAGAATTTTTTTGTATATTAGCAACAATATTTTTAATCTCACACGTCTTTAGTTCTGTTAAATCTAAATCAATTTGCACTTTATCTAAAACAATTTGCATTTCATCTACTTGTGCCTTTTTCTTATCAATCATATTGGTTTTAAACTCTTCATCAATATGTTGCTGACAAGTAGGACAATCTTCACTATTCTCAAAGAATGTTACATTTGTAGAATGGGCTTTATGTTTCTCTTTTAATGTTGATTGCAAATCTTTTAATTCATCAAATCTTGTTTTTATCTTTATTGAATCAGATATACTTTGAGTCATATCATCACTGATTTTCTTTAAGTCATCAATGATTTTTTTCTTCTTGACAATCTCTTTCTCATTTGTTGATATAGAAGATTTCTTTTCATCTAGTAATTTTCTTTTGTTTTCTTTTAAATCTTCAATATAATTTTCTTTCAGATGAATTTTTTCGGATGTCAATTCAATATTATAAGCAATATCTTTCAATTCATCATCTATAGTTTTTAGTTTTTGTTTGAGAATCATATTCATCAAAGAGAAAATTTGAATGTCAAGAATTTCCTCCACTACTTCACGACGATGACGAGCCTTCAATTGCATAAAAGGAATAAAAGTAGAACTACCAAGAATTACAACCTGAGTAAAACTACGATAATTTAGTTTAAGAATTTGTTGTTCTAGATATTTTTGATAATCACGAACATTTGCATCTTGATTATACATTTTACCATTAATGTAAATCTCAAACACAGTTGGTTTGATGCCACGAATAATTTTTATTTTCTTGGTGCCAATACGAAACTCAACCTCTACCAATGCATCACTGATATTAACA